ATAGGGTCAGGTGAGGGAAATCAGGCTTATGGTCATGGTTTTTATAGTGCGGAAAAACCTAATGTTGCAAAACAGTATTCGCCAAGAGATTACGATGCCGAAGAAATCATGATGCAAAAATATAAGCAAGCCGAAAGAAGTGAAGATTATGAGGCAATGGAGGTTTGGGAAAATGCGATGATGCATGAAACTCCTAGTGAACTTCGCAAGCGTTACAATACTGCCGATTATGACGAATCAATGAAAAGCACGGCAAACCGTGTAGCGGACGAATTAGGGAAAATTCCTACAAAATCTCAACTTTACAAATTAGACATCCCAGACGAAGATATTGCGAAGTATTTAGATTGGGACGCACCGTTAAGCGCACAACCTAATTTTATTAAACAAGCTCTCAGCGGAATTATGGAACCTAATTTTAGAGTTTATCCTAAAGGGCAAAAAGAACCAGTATCTCAAAAATTTGCAACTCAAGAAGAGGCTGATAATTTATTAAAATCATTTGGAAATGATGCGTCTATGTTTGAAATAAAAAACTCTGGAGATGCCGCAAGTGGAGCGGAAATTTATAGAAAACTAATAGATATTCACGGAAGCCCAGAGAAGGCTTCAGAATTTTTAAAAAGCGTGGGTATTCCTGGCACTCGTTTCTTGGATGAGCAGAGCCGTATTGGAACGCAACCAAACGCTACTCGCAATTATGTCACTTGGGATCAAGACGTGTTGGATCGTGTGAAAGTATTACAAAGAAATAAAAATAAGTACCAGCAAGAAATAAACTCTGGCGTACCATTTATATAATGAGGATCACATGGCGGGTTTATTAGATAAATTATACGATTATCGTATCCCTGATCCTATTGATGTTGGTCGACGCCTTGGGTTAAATGTGCCGACATATCAACAAATGAAAACTGGCTTATTAGGTGGCGCAGATATAGTCGGCCCACAGGCTGACATAAAAGGAATAGTCAACGACAGCCGCGCATCCGGTGAAGCATTTGGTCGCGGTGATTATTTAGATGCGCTTGCAAAGTTAGGCATGGCGGGTGCGGGTATTGCAATGATACCAGTGCCAGGAACAGTCGCTGGTATAAAAGAAGGTGTAAAAAAAGGATTGTTAGGGGATGCAAAAACTGGTAATGTAAAAGCTGGTAGTGGAGAGCCGCAACCCGCCTCTAGTGGCGTTCCTGTCTTGTCAAATACTGACAGTGTACCACAACCGCTACCAACATACCCACCAGTTGTGCCACCTGTTTTTAAACAAACTCAAAAAGAGTTGGCGAAGAAAAAACTGGGAACTTCGGCTGATAAACAATATCGTTGGGATGAAAAAGTAGAAGCTGGTGAAGAGTATCCGGCAACGCTTGTATTTCCATCAAAACAAAATTCTCCAGAAGCACTTGCTATATCGAAACAAGTTACCAAAGCTCAAAAAGATATTGACGCGGGTAACTACACTCCAATGTTCGATGTTAGTAAAAGATCGGATGTTAATCCTAAACCTTATAAGATCGGCTCAAGCACTCAAAAAGATTCTTGGGCAAAAAAACCTGAGACAAGAGCAACTGCTCGTTTAAGGGCGCAACACCCAGACGGGATTGCTCGATTAGAAGATGCTTTTAAAGAAGGCACGAAAATAAAAAATTCTAATAACTGGTATTACATGAGGCAGTTAGAAGAGGCGTTTATAAAAGAGTTAGGCCCAGATGCAGGGCGTAAAGCGTTCAAAGAAAAATTTGCACAACCAATGGCGGCGACGACTGGCGGAGCGGCTCCTAAAGAAAATTTACGAACAGCGATGTATGGTAATTTTTTGAAAGAAAATAATATTCCATACCCGGAAAATGCTTACGATATGCCGTTCCCAGCGGGTGGGCAGTATATCGCTGGCAATATCAATATGTATAAAAAATTTGCCGACAAGGGCATTGATACAGCAGACCCAAAACGATTCAATTTCCAAAATAATTTCCTTGGAGACAAATCTAGCGCGACAGTTGATAAACAAATGAGCCAACTTTTCGATCCGAAGTTACAAATGCCTCAAGGTGACAGTTATGGCGCGTATGAAGAAGTTGTTATTAATTTAGCAAAAAAACATGGAATTTCTCCAAGAGAATTTCAAGAAGTTGCTTGGGCAGGGGCAAAAAAAGCGAGAGAGGGTGCAAGGTATCCTGGCTCACGTCCAATGATTGAAGAAGTTAATCAAGCAATCGAAAGAACATCACGGGTGACAGGTTTAACCCCAAAACAAGTTTTAACTGAAGGCATAATTAAAAGTAAAATACCTATTTACGGAGCCGTCGGATTATTAGGTGCAAACGCGATGATGCCAGACGACGAATTTAACTAAAAAGGAACCCCCAAATGTCAATTAGATTAGAAGTTGCCTACCAAGAATTATTGAAAAGAGTAGACGCGCTTGAAAGGCGTCTAGATGAAAAAAAAGATGCTTCAAGCGTGGTAGGAGTATTAACCCCTAAACATTTACATTTCGGAAAGTGGGCGTTGGCTGACAATGACGGAAATATTGTCGATCACGGCCCTTACTCAAAAGAAGCGGCAAAAGCGGCGGCTCAGTTAGTAGGTTAAATGGCTAAACGTAAAAAGGTTACCAAAGAAACACTGAAGTCACTGATCGCCGAAGGTATTCGCACAAGTGCTGGGTATCACGGTGGCGAGTTACAGCGTCGACGTGAAAAGGCTTTGGAATATTATTTGTCGTATCCAATGGGTAATGAAGTTGAGGGTCGCTCGGCTGTAATATCGTCTGATGTTATGGATACGGTTGAATCAATGCTTCCAAGTTTGTTAAAACCCTTCACGGGCTCCGGCGAAGTTGTAAAGTTTGCGCCTGTCGGCCCTGAAGACGAGGCAAGTGCCGAGCAAGCAACCAAATATGTAAATCATATATTTTTAAAAGATAACCCTGGAGTGCAACTACTGCACGAAGGGTTCAAAGATGCTTTGCTATCAGGCATTGGCATTTTTAAAACTTATTACGAAAATAAAAAAGACGTCACGACTGAGACGTATGAAAATTTGAGCATGGAAGAAGTAACACTTCTTTTAGCTGATCCAGAGGTTGAGGCGGTTGAGCATTCCTATGAGGAGCAAATGTCCGCCGAACTGGGGTTATTCGACGGCGATGTGGCTCCCGCTTCAACACCTTCTTATTCGAGTGGACACTCAGTAAAAATTCGTCGTACAAAAACAAAAGGACGTTGCGTCGTCGAGACAGTTGCACCGGAAGATTTTTACATAGAGCGGAAAGCGCGCACTCTCGATGAAGCTAATTTTGTCGCCAGTCGAACTCGTTACACCGCCTCAGATTTAATTGCCCTCGGATATAAGCAAAGTTTAGTCGATCAAATACCGACACTCGATGAAGAAGATTTTACAACTGAAAAATTATTGCGAGAGCAAATTGACGACGCTGATTTTGGTGGCAGTCATACAGGCGAAGATTCGTATGACCCAACACGTCGTGAGATTTGGCTTTATGATTGTTATTTAAAAGCTGACCGCAACGGCGACGGCATCGCGGAGTGGATACGCGTCTTAGCTGGTGGTTCCGGCAGTTATCTAATCTTAGATGAAGAAGAAGTTGAAGAGCCACCATTTTCGACAATTGTTCCAATACCAATGCCACACCGATTTTTTGGTATGTCGATAGCAGATCAAACTTTTATGATCCAAGATGTAAAAACAAGTTTACTACGTAATTTACTCGACAACATATACTTACAGAATAACCACCGGACTGAAGTGGTTGAAGGTATGTGTAATATGGACGACTTATTGAATAGTCGCCCTGGAGGAATTGTACGCGTCAAACAGCCAGGCATGGTCAGAGAAATGACAGCCGCTCCGGTAGGCGGAGATGTATTATCGGCGTTAGAATATGCAGATCAAATAAAAGAAGTTCGCACTGGCGTCACAAAACATTCTCAGGGACTTGATCAGGATTCTTTAAATCCAAACCAAACTGCGACGGGCGTAAAATTAATGCTCAATATGTCGCAACAGCGTATCGAAATGATTGGTCGGTTATTTGCTGATGGTGGCGTAAAAGATTTATTCAAAAAAATATTGAAATGCGTTTCAATGCATCAAAACCAAGAGCGCGTAATCCGATTAAATAATCAATGGGTGCCAATGGATCCACGGAATTGGAATACGGAATACGACGTCACGGTTATGGTTGGTCTTGGTCATGGCAACGACGAAATGCGCGTGTCGGCTTTAACAAATGTCCTCAATGCCCAGAAGGAACTTGCGGCAAATATGGGTTTTGACAGTGGGTCAATTGTATCGCGTCAAAATGTTTATTCTGCACTCGTTGACTTAGTTAAAGAAGGCGGGGTTGAAGCAGAGAAATATTTTACACAACCAGCCCCAGACGGGTCTGACATACCGCCACCAAAACCAGACGCAAATGAAATGTTTATGCAGTCGCAGATGAAAATCGAAAACGATAAGCTAATTATAAAACGCGAAGAAATGCAGATTGACCATAGTGAAAAGATGCAAGAGTTACAGGCTGATATGGAAATTAAACAGCAAGAAATGCAATTGAAAGTTATGGAACTGGAGCAAAAACTTGCGATTGAAAGAGAGAAGATTTCTGCGGATATGGAACAAACAGCCGCACAAATCGCCGCTGATGCTGAAAGCGGTAGTGCAAAACTTGAAGTCGAGGCGAGTTTGGCGAGAGAGAGGCTGGAACATCAATCAATTGAAAATGATAAGAGGGTAGAGTAATGGGATTGCTAGACGCGTGGAGAACAACACGTCAAAATATTATTAATTCTAAGCCTACTTACAAACCCATTTTTCCTGCTCAAGATTACTCGGCGGGAGTTTATCGCGGCAATACAAATACTCCAGTTGTCTCGTCTTCTACTGGTGGCATTGTTGGGCAACCCGCTCCTTTTACAAGAAGAAGATTAGACAACGGCGGTGGTGGTGGAGATTTTGACGACAACGATACAAGTTTTGTTGATGACGATATATTTCAAGCTCTAGCCCAAACTGGCGCAGGGGTGCGCGGTGAAGATTTTGCACAGCCAACGGATTTTTATCAAAACCCTAATTTTAAAGCAGATTTCGATAAACATGAGGCAAACTTTGACGCCGGACATAATGGTAAAGCAGAGTTTTTGGCTCGTCATGCCCTACACGAAGCAAATTTTAAAAAAGATTTTTATGGCCTTAACGAAGATTTAAATGTGTTGACTGGCAAAGAAATGTCAGACGCAACACAAAATCCTGATAATAATAGTTTCTCATTAGGCAAGGCTGGAGATTTGGCAACCAATGTCGGTGACTTTGCAAGAAATGCAATAAAAGGTGGGCCACTAGGTACAGCGTACACTATGGCAAAGAATGACGCTTTTCCGAGGGAAGCATTGCCAGCGGCGGCGGCTTTGGCAATGGCTCCGATGGTTATTCCAGGCG